GAAATCTAAAAACTTACGCTTCTTAGCCATTACGCTACACCCTTTAAATCACGTCGCAGCGGCTTACCCCACGTTACGGCCCTGCCGCCCATAGCTGTCGCCGCATCGGACGCCAACGTTAAACAAACCGCATCAGCAAAGTCAGGAGAAGGCAATCCACGTTTACGCATTTCGTCCTTACTCTCAGCTTTCATTTTGCCACTACTGACGAAACTATACCTGATCGTCGTTAATTCTGCAATAAGTTGCTCATTCTTAGGCAACCTGGACGCCCTTTGCTCCAACCACCCGCGCATCTTAAACCACAACTCAGCTCGCAAATTCACATACGTCTCACCCATCGACGGGCTTTCGGCAACATTAATCCCACGAACAGGCAGGCCCAGCTCACGCAGCCGATCAACTACACCGCCGCCCATCCCAATAACGTCAACCAATATCTCTCTAGGCCGCAAGCTGGACGGCAACCCATCATACTCAGCCTTCACACGGCCAACAGTCTGCATAAGATCCAACCCGTGCCAGCCATTAACCTCAGTAATCACATTGCTCTGCCGCTTAGCCAGTACAGTCTTATCCGTCCCAAACCGCGCAACATCCAAACCCCATATCGTGTGAGCATTCTCATCAACCTCAATGTCACGCTGCGTGGCAGCCTCAACAAGATGAAACGGAATGATCGTATCATCATCCGACAGTGGAAACTCGCCAAGCACACGAATGCGAAACGCATTGCTGTCCTCGCCGTATCGCAGCCGCATCTCATCAACGAACTCATCCGAAACCAGTGGACTTTCCACGCACGACCAACGCCGCGTCCACCAGCTCCCCGACAGCCGCGTCTGGCTTTCAAAGAACGTGCCACTAGATCGTGTCGGGTTTGACAACAAAATTGTCGTGGCGCTGTGGCCTGACATGCTGCCAGCAGCAGCCTCAAACACCTTCTCAGGCACACCAGACGCCTCATCCACCACAAGGAGGACGTTATCACTGTGTACACCCGCCAGTGCTTCTGGCGTCTCAGCCCGTGACGTTCTGGCCGAGATAAACGCCTCGGAAGGGGCGGCAGCTAACTCAACCCGATCAGACTTAACTGTCAGCATGGGTTGCAGTTGTGGCGGCAACTCCCCGATCCACCGCTTCAGTTCAGCAAACAAGGCGTCAAAAAGCTGTCCACTTGTCGGCGCCGTGACGACAACCTTATTAGGAAAGCGCAGCAAAACATACCACAGCATAGCCCAACTAGCCGACGTGGACTTGCCAGTGCCGTGTCCCGATCTGATCGACATCTTGCGCTCGCCGTCTGCCAATGCTTGCAAAAACTCCCTCTGATACGTCAGGGGATCTGCGCCCAGAACCTCGACGACGAACTTCACGGGGTCGTCACGGTACTCTTTAACAAAGTCGTCAAAGGGGTTGGCTTCACTCATCGGGCATTTCCTCATAAGTCGCGTCAATGGTGGCGGCTTCACGTTCGCGATCCTCGGCATCAATGGCTGCCATTTGGCTGTTCACTTTACGCAAGGCGTCTAGGTGCATGTCACCGATTGACAGCGTGACGTTGTTCTGTGGCCGTGTGCCATACTTATTCTGGTTCATACTACCAGCCATAAACTTACGGAAGTTGACCTTCTCGCGAGTGGCGGCGATCTCGTTGCTGGTGCTTGTGGAGCCGAGTTGATCGACCATCTCTAGCCCCTGCTCCACTAAAGCGTCGGCAGCTTCCTCACGCGCCCCACTTAAAGCGACCTTGTATTCTGGGATGCTGTTTAGCGCGCGGCTGACGTAGCTGCGAGTACAGCCATACTGCCGAGCCATTTCAGCTACGGTGACGCCAGACGCGATTTGGTCATACAGCCAATCTGCGCCGCCGTTGTCGGCTACCTCCGACAGTATGCGTTTGCGAAGTGCTTTGCCAGCCATGAAGCCGCCTCCTATATTTTGGGAAATTTTATGGCAGGGATGGTTTTTAAGCAAGGGGGTATGGGGGGGGTCAGCCGTGTGTGCGTTTTGCTACACACATACACCCACCGCCAAAGCCGCCGGCGGGGGGGGGTCTGGCGCGATTTCACGGCAGATTTAAGGCCAAAGGCGCGTAATAGTCATTATGTTAAATGTAGATGTCAACGTTATCAATGACTTAGCAGATATGACGCCTAGAAACCGTGGTTTCGCGGCAGTGCAGCATTCTCAATCTTGATTTTTAGGCGCTTCTGTGACACGCGCGCATGTGCGTGTGCTTCGCCGTGCGCGCGTGGCAGCGTCACAGAGGCTCTGTAAGCTCCCACACGGTGCCATCTCGCACTCAATGCAACGTACCCCCACCGCCGAACGTTATCTTGCTCAGTAGAGCTGTAGTCTGCTCCTTGACCTCGTTATGTTCATTTGTGATGTGAACAAGCGCAGCAGTCATTGCAATAATCAAAGAGCTTGAATCAGCCCCGTCCTCGATAAGCCAGGCGCAAAAATCGTACACCTCTGAAGCCAATCTGCTTGCCTCTTGATCTTCATCCACTGCAATCACCATAAAAAAAGGCCCACGCATTTCGCGCAGGCCAGTTGAGGAGGAGCAAAATAACTGGGAGATTGTTACATGCAATGACAGTTTAGCACTCGCCAACCTCGAAGCCAAGCGCTAAATAGGCCGCGCCGTCCAAACTGCTATCGCGATGCTGCCCATTCTTTAACCTAGCTATCTTGAGCAACGCCATCATATTGCATACATCTCGCGCCTCAACGTTATGCCCTAAATAAGCCGACCACATATCAGCAATCGTCTGAAAATTCTTGCTTGGCGCTCCGTAATCTTTTTCACGATCCCCATTGATCAGGTTGATAGCTTCTTCCAAGACCTTGCTTCTTTCGTTCATATCATTTCCTCCTAGAACGGTATTTCATCATCAAGGCTTTTATTTGTAGTGATAAAATCGGCATCTGGGAAGGTTTCTTTGACCGATCTTACCATTCTATTCTGATGCCAGTATTGCAAAGCAATCCCGACCTCGCGTAACGTGACCAACTCTAAATCTGGGTGCTGTTCTTTCACCGTCTGCCACGACCGCCCATCTCTCATAATGCCGTAAGCCTCTCCGTCAACATCAACCTCCCAGACATCAGTTGACGCCCTCTGAGCGCCTAACGCCTCCGCCTCCTTGTCCATTGCAACAAGACCTCTCATGCAGATCTCAGCCCTCTCACGGACCATAGCCGGATCATTATCTCTAATCGCCAAATTCAGCTTCGTCATCGCCGAACCATATTTCATCGCCGTCTCTGCCGAAACCAACTCTGGCAGCATATCAATACCCCACTTCCGATCCATATCCAAAGCCAGACGATCCAGAGGAGCTAAAGCATAATCAGACATAATTGTATTTGGTTCTTTATCCCCATGCAGCAGCCGATCACTTTTCTTCTGACGAACTGGCCGCCGCGACTGCTGCGCCTTCCTTGGCTTCCGAGGCTTCTTCTTATTCACACCACCGATATCCACAATCTTCCTCCAATCTTACCTTTTAATATTTCGCGGCTGTAGAAATGTAGAAACCCTAAAGGGATTTTCTACATTTTCTACACTTCTAGCCTTCTGTAGAAAAAGTGTAGAAAAGTGTAGAAATTGTAGAAAACACAACACCTAAAGCATTGAAAACAAATAACTTCGTCTTTTCTACACATTTCTACAACTACCCCAGTTTTAACACTCCAAAAACACCCTTGTAGAAAAAGTTTTTTCTACACACTTATCCTTTGTTTTCATGCACATAGCATTTTCATTAAATTCTGCCTTCCTTGGCTGAGATCCAGCAATATCCATCATTTTGCGACATATACCCGCTCGCTAATAGGCCGTCCAAAGCCTTTTGGAACGCCGCCCTTGGGTTCGTCCCTCCCAGTTTCCCCTTCGCAAAGCTTGTGAAGTCTTGAACATCAATCGCCCAATACATCCCCGCCTCGGGCCATCCTGTACCGCCTGAGTTTGGACTTCCAATAGCGTCTTGGCGCATCTGATTGAACGCTTGTATTAGCGCAACCTGGTTCCTGCCCTTTGGTTTCTTTTTCTTTGCGTCTTGAACATCCAATGCGTCGGCTGCCTCGATTGTACAGGTCGTTACAGGGTCGCCGTCTGCGTCGCTGCCTAACTCATGCACCTTTAGCTGAAATACAATCGGAGGTCGTGGCTCTACATCTCTCTGCTTCGTCGCTGTTGCAGTGCGTAGGCCTTCGCTGTTTTCCAGCTCAATCTCGGTATCTGTCGCGGCTCTGAGACTGCTGTGACCCCGAGCGCCTTGCGCTGTATCCTTGCCCGAATGATGGACGATTGAAGCATGAGACTTTGCAAAATCCCGCAACGCATCAACATTGTTAATAAAGGCCGTCATATCCTCTGGACCGTTTTCGTTGCCACCCGCCATCGCTCTTGACAGCGTATCTACAAATATAGCCGCCATTTTGCCATGCTCTTGCTCTATTTCTTGGCATAGCTCCGCGATTAACTTCACATCTGCCTCTGGCCTTAATAAATCAACCGGCGCTGCGCGCACTGCTAAAGGAACTTTGTCTATCTTGTGCGCTTGCATCAGCGCATAAACTCGGTTTCTGAACGCGTTGCCGCCTTCTGTCGCGAGGTATAGCACTGGCCCCTGCCTAACCCTGCAACCCTGCCACGGCATTCCCGCTGCAATGTGGAAAGCTATATCTAACGCGAAAAACGACTTCCCCACGTTTGAAGGGCCATAAATTACGCTCATTTGCTCCGCACCGAGCCACCCTTTAACTAAATAGCTTGACGATAGCACTGGCTGCGCCTCTGCTGCCCAAAATATATTTTTCTTTTTATCGGGCGTTGGCTCTACCAGCGTGTCCGGCTCAAAGCTGATGTTTTGTATCGCCTGTTGCGGCGTTATTTGCGGCTCAGGCGTCCACCCTTTGGCCCTCGCCCCATCAATCGCCTGCTGCACTTCTCTGCGTGTATCGTCTATGTCAAACGGCGGCTGCGTAAATTTATCTGTTATGGCGTGGATCTCTGCATCGCCTAAACCTTTTGCAACATATGAGGCGACGAGGCGCACAACGTTATGGTGCCAATCGTCGCCTGACATAATCGCCTGCTGCGCCATTTCCCTGTCCATAGCTTGCTTGCCC